GTATTATCTTTGTTGAAGCAAAAATAAATTGAGCAGCTTATTGGCTAACGTTTAGTATATGAAACGTTGCGATTTGAAACATAAAACTTAAAAATACAGATAAACATGAAAAAAGAACAGAAACGACAAGCTATTACTGATATTAGCAATGTTTTATATACGTTGTTAGGCACAGTAGCTTTAGGATTAACGCCAAGACAAGCATGGATGCTTAATTACTTGCACTTAATGTGGTGTAAAAATAAAGAGCGTTGGGTTTCTCCAACAGAAATAGGACAAGAATACGGAGTGTGGTTGCATCACGACAAAGAATTTATACCACATAGCTACCATAGTGCGGCAGCTTCACCAACATTGAAAAAATTGTTAGAGAAAGGTATAATAGAACGAAATGAGCGTGGGCTTTATCGTTATTGTGCCTAACATCCTTATATCAGCAATAAAAGTAGGCAAAATGAAGATAAAAAGCAATAAATCAATAAGATATAAATTGACAGTTAATCAAGAAAAAGCGTTTGAAAATCTTGAAAAAATTGGCTTTAAAAAATCAAAATTGATACATATTGCTATTGATGAATTTTTGTACAAAAATTACCGTAACTACATAAATAATGAAATAAAAATACCTTTTTAAATGAACAAACTAAAAAATTTCAATCTTTCAGACCTTAACGTCAAAGACATTGAGCGAGAAAAACAAATAAAGAAAACACACCAGCTACATACTGCGTTTTGGATTGGTTTTGTATTTGGTGGTGTAATAGTAATATTAATCTTTACGTTATGGTAGAAAATTTATTCATTGCCTGTGTGATGCTAATTGTAATGCTAGGCTTAATTATTTCTGGACATAAAATTGTAAAGCCTTATGAAACTAAAGTTAAATGCGACTTAAAATGTAGCGAGTGCGAACACTTAACTAAATGTGAGGTGTAATATGAAAAAACCAAAAATATACGACGCCCAAAACCTTAAAGCACCGACAAAAAACGAAGTGCAAAGACTTCTTAACGAAAAGGGTATAAAGTCTCCTAAAATTGATAATCTTGTGCAAATTGATAGCCGTACATGGGTGCAAATGCCTATCGGTGCAAATCGTGTAGAGTTTATTGAAAAAATGCGCAAGAAGTTTGAACCTGTAAAAAATCTTGCTTGGAATAGTAAAAAGTCGAAATAATTTGTATATTTGTAGTTATATTAAAAAGTTTTTAGTATAAAAAGTAATGAAATGGGAGCACCAAAAGGAAATCAATTTTGGAAATTAAGAGCTAAACACGGGCGAGATACATTATTCTCAACACCTGAATTATTATGGGAATCAGCTTGTGAATATTTCCAGTGGGTGGAGGATAATCCACTTTATGAAACTAAAGCTTTTGCTTATCAAGGAGAAATTACAACCGAAGAAATACCATTAATGAGGGCAATGACATTAAGTCAATTGTGCATGTACCTTGATTGTAGTGAGTCTTACTTTAGACATTTTAAATCTACTTTATCAGAATCTAAAAAAGATTTTATAACAGTCATTGAGAAAATCGAGCAAACAATATACATTCAAAAATTTCAAGGGGCATCTTGTAATCTATTAAATGCAAATATTATAGCTAGAGATTTAGGTTTAGCAGAAAAAACCGACAATAAAACAGACATATCGGGTTCGCTAAAATGGGTTGAAACTAAGACTTATGAAGCTGAACAAAAAACAGACTAAAGCAATTGACTACTTAGAAGATAAAACAACTAATGAGTTAATTTTTGGTGGTGGAGCTGGTGGTTCAAAATCCGTTCTAGGATGTTATTGGATTCTAAAAATGTGTTTAAAATATCCCAATACTAGATGGGTAATTGGGAGGGCTTCTTTAAAAACTCTTAAAGAAACTACTTTAAATACTATGTTTTGGGTAATGCAACAACAGGGAGTTAAACCGAAATACCATTATAATTTTAACGCTCAATCAAATACGATGAAGTTCTTTAATGGTAGTGAAATACTGTTTAAAGATTTAGCATTATATCCATCCGACCCCAATTTTGATGAGTTAGGTTCGTTAGAAATTACAGGGGCATTTGTAGACGAATGCAACCAAATTGTTTATAAAGCATGGCAAATATTAAAATCTAGAATAAGATATTTGTTAGACGAATATGGGTTAGTTCCCAAAATACTAGGAACTTGTAACCCCGCAAAGAATTGGACTTATACAGAATTTTTCGCACCAAACAAAAGAAACGAATTAAAAAATAATAAAAAGTTCATTCAGGCTTTAATTGGCGATAATCCTGATATTTCAAAACATTATCGAGATAATTTATTAACCTTAGACAAATCAAGTAAAGAGCGCTTGCTTTATGGGAATTGGGAATATGACGACGACCCCGCTACATTATGCGGATTTGATGCTATTAACGATTGTTTTACAAATGACCACGTAAAAACGGGACAAAAGTATATTTCTGCGGATTTAGCTATGCAAGGACGTGATTTATTTGTAGCTGGTAGTTGGGATGGTTTAATTTGTACGGTTGAAATATCAAAATCTAAATCTACTGGTAAAGAAATCGAAACCGATATTAAAGAACTTTCAATAAGAAAAAGTGTAGGTCATTCTAAAATAATTGCAGATAGCGATGGATTAGGAGCTTTCTTAGGTAGTTATTTACAAGGGATAAAAGAATTTCACGGGGGGGCTACTGCTATTGATAAGCAATATTTTAATCTAAAATCAGAGTGCGGGTTTAAGTTAGCCGAATTAATAAATAAACGAGAGATAAAAATAATTTGCTCCGACGAAGAAAAAATAAAAATTATTGAGGAGTTGGGGCTTTTAAAAATGGACAAAGTAGATGCAGATGATCAAAGAAAAAGAATTATAAAAAAGGATAAAATGAAAGAAATTTTACAACGTTCACCCGATTATCTTGATATGCTTTTAATGAGAATGTATTTTGAAGTTAAAAAAGAATTGTTTGGTATTTAAAAAAGTTTACTATATTTGTAGTTAAATAATTTGTCGAATGGTTTTAGAAACTAATGATATTTTAAATATCTTAAAAAACAATCCTAACAAAGACTTGATAAATAGGGCAAAAGAATATACTAATACCCTATTATTACACACACAAGGAATTGGATTAAAAGAAGCTCTAAAACGAAAAGATTACTTTGAAAACGGCATAATCCACAAATCAAGACAAAACGAAAGTATTTCGAATAAAGATTTATTTGCTAGAGTTTTGCAAAAAGAAGAACTTGTATTTACGGCAAAAGGTGGTACTTCATTTTATAACGGGTTAGCAGCTGGAAGTAAAGAAGAAGAAGAACTTAACGCAATAGTAGATAATATTCGTTTTGGACAATCATTGAAACAATGGGTAAAAAACTTTGCATTAGAAGCATTTAGAAGCGACCCGATGGGTGTTGTACATATCGAAATTGATGATATGGGCAAAGCATATCCAACATATAAAACAATTGGCATTATTTACGATTATATGCCAAATGGTCGTTATTTAGAATATTTGTGTTATCAATTAATGGCTTGTGATGCTATACATTATGGAGTTAAAGACACTAAACTTGTTAATTTAAAGCCAACCCAAAAAACAAATTATTATAGAATTATTGACGATAAAAAAGACTATATTTTTAAGTATGAAAGCAATGTATTAACCGAACAAATAGAACTTACAAAGGACAATGTATTTAAAAAATGTCCTGCATTTATTGTTTCGGATAAAATTTCATTTCTTGATAATAAATTCTTTTTGTCGCCACTTGATAAAACAATTGAATTAGCTACAAGTTTTTTAAATGACAGGTCAGTACGTGACCAAACTAAGAACTTTTGCGCATTTCCAAAATCTATTGAACCGCTTTTAAAATGCCCTGTTTGTGATGGCACTGGACTTGTTTCGGCTCATCCATGCCCTGCGTGTACATTAGAAGGTAAAGACAGGGGAACGGGCTACAATATGCATACAAAGGTTAGCGACACAGCTAGATTTCCACTTGATGCACTAAGAGAAGGTTTTGACTATAATAAAATCTTTGGATATGTATCTCCAGATGTTGCAATTTTGAACAAACAAGATACTTCATTATGCGACTTAGAAAACTTAATTAGTGATGTTTATTGGGGGACTGACAACCGCCAGCAAACAACTGGTGCAGATATTACTAAAAGTAGTATTGAAGAAACGGCAACAAAAACAGTTGCAAATTTACAGCCGATTTATGCTAGATTAAATAATACAGCTGATTGGAGCGAACGCACAACGAACGAAATTGTTAATTTTATTGGAAAACTTTTATTTCCAGATAAATTTAAATCTTCAAATATAACTTACGGTCGTTACTATATTCTCGAAACTCCATTTGAATTGATGGAAGAGTATTTGGATATGAAAACGAAAGGTGCTCCACAATTTGCATTAACTGATAGTTTGAAAAGATATTATCATTCATTTTATCAAACAAATTCACGTCAATTAGCCATAAAAACTAAACTTATATGTGTTGAGCCGTTTGTGCATAATACTGTTCAAGAGGTACAATTAATGAACTTACCACAAAGAGATTTTTACGCTAAAATATATTTTAACGAGTGGTTAACATTACAGCAAGATAGTTACTTAATGGCTACAAGTTGCGAACAAATGATAATTGATTTATACAAATATTCTGATTCTAAAATACAAATAGATGATACAACTCCAAACGCTAACTAACGAAGAAGTATCGGTAATTATGCCGAGAATTTCAGACGAACAAAAAGCAAGATACTTTTATGAAAGTGAAGTATTTTAATTACAAACTAAATATAAACTAAGATGGCAAAAACAAAAGAAGAAAAGCTTCTATCTAAGAGGCTTTTAGAACTTGACAATTATAGTCAAGTGATTACGGCCGAAGAAAAACAATCGGTAACGGTAGAAACAACAAATGAAGATTACAACTTTTTAATCGACCTTTTAAAGGAACGTGCCGAAAAATTAGCACCAAAAACAAAAAGTCCGAATGAAGATTTGGATTTAGAAGAATTTGATTATAAAAAATTCGATGCTTCAACGCCTGAAAGAATTAAGAGTTTTATTGATTATCTGACATTAGCAGAATCTTTGCCAATGAATAAGAGTTACCTATATGATAAGTTCTTTGCAAAAGGTATTTTTAAATTCAGAATTAATGAAGATACTGCAGAACGTGAAAAGTATTTAGCTGGTATAGTATTTGATTCTACTTTAATAAATACTTGTACAACGCATTCTAAAAATGCTAATTTATTGAATAGACAAATTTTGTCTAACCATCCAAAACCAACATTTTTATTCTTAAAACAATGTTAAAGAAGGAAACGCAGGATAAGTTCAAAGCAATAGGTTTGGATTTAGAAAAGTTAAAGACCGCTTTAACATCTAGTGAAGAAGTAGATTACGAATTTCCAGATGTTCAAGTATTTACTGCCGAACAGCTAACTACTAGAGATGCTAATTTAACAGCAGAAGCAAAGAAGTTAGGAGTTTCAGAAGGTAAAGACGCTGGATTAAGCATCGCTAGTAAAGAACTTGCTAAGAAATTTAATCTTACTATTGACAATCCCAAGGATTTGAACGCTGTAGTCGATAAAATCAATGAAACTTTAAGTACTGGAGATAAAGGATTGAAAGAGCAAATTGCATTGCTTACAAGCGATAGAGATAAGGCTATTCAAGAAAAAGAACAAGCTATTAATCAAGTTAAGCAAGTGAGTTTCGATACAAGTTTATTAACTTCATTCCCAACTAACAGAAGTAAAGTGCTTAATGATAACGAGTACTTGAACGTTGTTAAAGCAAATCTTCAATTTGAAGAAGTTGATGGAGTACAAGTTGTAAAACGCAACGGGGAAGTATTAAGAGATGAAAAAACACGTAATCCTTTACAACCTAAAGAAGCTATCAATGTTCTATTTGCAGAACGCAAATGGATAGAAGCTGGTGGAGATAAAGGGGGACGTGGAGGAAGTGATTCAACAGCTGGACAAAATGGAGGTATTAAAACATTCTCTAAAGCTGTTGAAAAATGGAAAGCCGAAAACCCTGACGGCAATACTCTAAGTCCAGCTTTTCAAAGCTATTTAGAAACCGTTGCGAAAGAAACTACGGATTTTGATTATAATAGTTAATACGCTGAAAAACGTAAATCAGCTAATAAGAAATAAAAAATGCTTTTTTTATTTGTTTAGAACCCAATAGTAAAATATTGGGTTTTTTATTTGCTTTTTATTAAAATAGTTTACTATCTTTGTAAATGATGCTGTGCATCGTTATATCTTACCTCGGCTTGTAGCCATAGTCTTTGAGTAGTACTCGGACAAAATCATATAAAAAATTATTAATCTTAAATACTACTCATTATGTCAAATTATGTTTTATCGGCAATTGCCAAAGGACAGGCGAGGGTTTCAGCAAAATTTCAAGCACCTGAATTACGTAGAAAAAACGCTTCAGTAGCTAAATTAGCAATTGAAAACCTTTCAATTTCTACGCCAAATGCGCAGGAATTACAAACATCGTTACAAAGAGTTGTAGACGTTAACTACTTCAAGAAAAAAGCTCAAGGTTCAGCAACAGCGAAAGTTGCAGTTCACACTGGTACAATGGGAGACTCTGCTGTATTAAACGTTTCTTACGCTCAAGAAGTTGAGACATTCTCAATTAATCGTAAATTTGGTGCAAACAATTTTCTTCAATATGATGAAACGTTTGCTAACTTGTACGAACAAGCATGGTTAAACTTGCTTAACCGTCACGATGATTATGCTCTTGCGTTCTTGCACACACAAAGAACTCAGTTAGCTTCATCTGTTATGAACCCACTTATCGCAAGTGCTGGTACTGACAATGGAACTTGGAACGAAATAAATCATGCTTATGAAATTTCACAAGCTGACAAAATGTTATTTGTTCAAAAAATTAAAGCTCTTATGGCTTCAAGGTTGTATCAAGGTCCTTATGATGTTATTGCTGATTTAGCATTATCAAATGCTTTCGAAGTTGCAGTAAATCAAGGTTCTGGTAACTACCAAAATACAGCCTTCCAATTCGACCCATCATGGGGTTTTGTTGCTACTCAATCACAAATTGATAGTAACTACGGTTATGGTGCTGGTTATATCATGCCAAAAGGAACTCTTGCAGGACTTGTTTGGAATGAGAAATTAAACAAAGTTGGCTTTGATGCTGGTGAAACTACAACTGGTAAGTTAGGAACTATTTCTGACCCATTTGGTTTTGGTTTTACTGCTGATATTTCAGCTTACACTTCACGTGCTGATACAAGTGCTGATACTACCAACGGAAGTGCTCAAGACATTCTTGATCAATTCGAGCTTACATTAACTGTAGGTTACGTAGTGCCACCATTGACACTTGCAAGTGATTCTGTTATCCACGAATGCGCTCTTGTTTCTTAGTTTAGTTTGTAAAAAAGGTAGTGTAAAAAGCTACCTTTTATTTAAAAACCATAAAAATTTAATACAATGAAAAATTTTATTTTAATTCTTTTTTTATCCGTAATCTCAATGAGTGGATTTGCTCAGTTTGGAAAAGCGGTACAAATGCCAGTTGTAGCTGGAGACACAATTGTAAATACAGGTTCTTGTAGTAAGATAATTACTGCTACTGCTGGGTATAATGCAATTGCAATTCAACCAGTTTTCACAAAAGGTACTGGAACTATAGGCGGAACGTCTATATTATACGGTTCGCTTGATGGTGTTAATTATGTAGCAACTGGAGACACATTAACAATGACCAATCAAACAACTAACACAGCTATTTTTGTTCATGCTACTACACCATATTGCTTCTATAAGCTCGTTACAACTGGTACAGGAACAATGAATGGAAGATTGAAAGTTTGGTATACTTTACGTAAGACAATCACACAGTAATAATGTATACAAACGGTTTTGATATAGCTCAGGTTTTACCTGAATTAAAATCTAGGTTAGGATGGAGACAACCCGCAATGTCGGGGAGTCCTATCCTTAGCCAAGATAACCTATTGAGCAAATCAAACCGTTACTTTGATTCTTTTCACTCTTTAGTTACTTTGAATAATATCAAAGGCTCTATCGAAAATCCAAATGCAACAGACGAAGAAATAAACGACTATCTAAGCAACTTACAAGAAGATGCTATAATTCGTTGTTTATCTGAAGTATTCAGAGACAAAAACGAATTAATAGAGCAAAAATTGCTGTATACCCGTTGGGGAATGAATGATTTGCCAGTTGATAATCAAGGGTTATTCGTAGGGTATATATTGACAATAGGTAACGCATTCGATATAAGCACAGTTATAAATAGTGCTACTTTATACTTTGATAAAGATTGTACGGTTACGCTACATTTGTTTATGGATGGAGTTAAAGAGCCGTTGAAAACAGCGCAAGTAAATGTAACTGCATGGCAACGTACTTATGTAACATTCGATGAGGACTTTGTATTACCATTCAAACGTTCAAACAAATTTTATTTTGGATATTTCCAAGATGAAATAATTACAATAAATGAAGGAGAAGAAGCACGTGCAATACGTGAACAAGTAAGCTTATGGGCTACTCCTATGTGTTTCGAATACATAGTAATGACTGCACCTAAAGATGACTTCTTTTATTTTAATCATAATTACAGAATGTATGGAAGTTTACCAAGTGGATTAAATTTGGAAATATCTAGTTTTTACGATCATACAGAGAAAATAATGCGTAAAGCAAATCTATTTGATGAGGCTGTAGGTTTAACCGTTGCTAGTATGGTTGTAGAAATGATTTCTATGAGTACTAGAACCGATTTAATCAATAGACAAACCTCAGCAAATGCGGATAGAATTTCTATCGAATTATCACAAGCATATCCAACAAGTGAAATGCCAGTAACTGCTGGATTAAGAAGTAGATTAATTTCTGAATATAAAAGATTGAAAAATACATTTTTCCCAAAAGCACAAGCAGGGTTCTTTTCTCAATTAGGAAGTGGCAGACTTGTAGGTAGTGAAAAAACATGGAGCGATATTAATTACAAATTAATGACTAATCCACCATTTCAGAAACCATAATGACAACAAATATTATACATAGCAAACCAACTAATTACGGACTTGATAGATATATTCTACAGGTGCAATCTGCTATTAGTAAGAATTTGAAATGGGATGGAGTTAATGATATATTTGGCAAAATTCAACCGCTTATGAAAGGCGATAGAGTTGTCCCAAGTGTTTATAAAAATAATTCAGAATATACGGCTGATGTATTTACAAATGATACGGTAACAAGTACAATAGCTTTCTTAGTAAAAAATAGAGTTATTGACGAAACTTGGAGACGTAATGAAGTTGATGTTATTGTTTCGGTAAATTTAGAAAAAGCATTTCAAAATAAGTTACGTGAAGATGAACGTGCTTTTAATGATATATTTTGGATATTAAGACATTCTAACTTTATTGTTGAAGAAAATAGCATAAAAGAAGGTAATAAAAATGTTTGGCAAAACTTCCATTATGAAGAAATTAAACATAATGACATGCATCCTTTTTATGTTTTCTCGATAGGGGCAAGAATAGATTATCAAGCAGAATATAATGATTGTGAAACTTATGTTAATTGATACAATAAAAAACGATGAAAGATTTGAAGTCAAAGAACAGGAGTTCGCAGAGCTTTACAGCTTGGTTGTATATAAAGATAATCAAGTTATATTTAATGACGCTAAAATCAAATGCCCATACGAGAGTATGCGCAATTTAAAACAGCTTATAAATGCAAAATTAGAAAATAAATTAAAAACCTTAAATTTAATATAAAATGAATCAATGTAATTGTAACGCAGGTATCGAGAACTTAAAAGCATCGTACTGCCCCGACTTAACTAAAGCACCTAGACGCTTAATTTTTGTTCCTGAGTTTGGTTCAGATGGAGCAAAAAACGAGTTTGCTAGTGTTTCGGCTTTCACTTTATCAGCAGTAACTGCAATGATAAACGAAGTTGATAAATTAGACAGAATCTACCCAATGTCAAACAAACTTGAAGAAGCCGAATATGTGGCAAACCCTCAAGAAGTTCAAACATTTACTTCCGGTAATATGTATCGTGCTGAGAATGGATTAGTAACATTCAAAGCCTTTATTCCTTTGCAAGGTGGAATTTATCAAGGTAAATTACAGTCAATAGGATGTCAAAAAGGTGGTTTTTATATTGTTGATAAAATCGGAAACGTATCATATATGACCGATGCTTTGACAAAAACAAAAATGCAACCTATCTTAATGGATGAAAATTCATTTAGAGTGTACCCTAAAAAAGGAAAAGATAAAGAAGTAGTTGGATTGTTTATTGAATTTAACTTCCGTAGACAAAATGACGAATCTTTAATCAGAACCGTTTCAGTTGATTCTTTGGATTTCAACCCGTTAAATGATATTGATTCATTAATTGATGTTACATCGGTTAATAGCAATGTTGGGCAAACAGCATTAGACGTAACTTTAACAGATGATTACGGTTCGCCTGTATCTGACTTAGTTGCTGGTGACTTTGCTTTGTATAACATTTCTACATCTTTGGCAATAACAGTTTTAACAGCTGTTGAAACAAGTGTTGGAGTTTACCATATTACTTATGCAAGTCAAACTGTTGGTAATATCATTCGCATAACTCCAACCTTAACAGGTGCAGATTTTGCGAAAGTAGTTTCAAACGTTGCTACAGTTGCGTAACCGATACGAATTATAAATTTAAAAGGGTATCGTAAAACATACCCTTTTTTTATACCTTAGTAAAATGAAACAAATTGAGAAATATTTAAACAAAGAAGCTTTGAAAGAAATGCAGTTTGAAGAGTTTGAACCAGCTACAAAAGTGCTTTGCAAAAAATTTGGTGTAGATATTAACGAATTATACAAATGCTATGGATGCAATAAACGAGAAGTTAAACCAATTGAAAAACCTTCAGTTGATACCGTTATTGGAACAGATAGCAAAGGAAAACGAAACGTATCTACTGAAATTAATGACAAAAAGCCAAATATACGAAAAAGGACAATCGGGAACGGGCGAAAAGATAAAACCAATAAATAAACCTTATAATGTTTATTCGGCAAACTATGAAAAGTTAAAAGCGAGAAGAGGTTTATATCAAGGTCATATTGATTTATTTTTAACTGGTCAATGGTTACGCAGTTGGTTTTGCGAGTTTGAAAGTGATGGGTTTATTTTAGCACCTTCTGAATCGGAAGCAGATTTAACTGATAAATTAAAAAATCAATATGGCGCAGAGATTTTAGAAATGAGTCCAGAAATATTCGAAGAACTAAGAAACTTTTTCAAAGATGAAATCATCAAAAAAATCAAAGAGATATTATTATAAATCAATAGATGACTGCCCTATCTCTATTTGGCAAAAAATAGCAGAAACAGGGGACGTTAGACTAATTGAGATATGTGATCAATTGCCAGAAAAAGCAGAATTTGCTCATTACCTTTCTGTTCAAACTATTCACGACGAATTTTATAATTATTTTGGTATTAGTGATGAATTAAGAGAAACAATAGAATTACAATCTAAAATAGCTACTATTGAATTTGACATTGAAATGGGGGCAACCGGATTAATAAAAAATACATTGATTAGATTAAAAAACGAGTTGTCATTAAAAAATAACAATTCAAAACAAAGATTTAGTCAACAAGTTGTTTATTTATCACAGCATTTTAAATTTCATTTAGATATTAATAAACTATCAATAAAAGAATATAATGAGTATGTAAATACTTATATTGAACAGCAAAAAACAATATCACAATCAATAGAACATGGCAAAGATTAAATATAGCGATTTAGCAGAAGAAAATATATTTGCTCAATTAATTAAAGATTCTCAAATATTAGCAGAGAATTTAGATTTAATTAAAAAAAAGTTGCAAGATAACGGCAAAGAATTAAAAAAAGTTGCAAGTCAGAAATTGACGGCTGACAATATGAATGAAGTTATATCAGCAACCGAAAAATTAAAAATAAATACTCAACAATTAAATGAGGTTAAGAAAAGAGAAAAAGAGTTAACCGAAGCTCAAAATATTGCAATGAATACCGAAGCTGGTAGTTATAATAGACTTTCAGCAGAACAAGCAAAAATGCGCAAGGAGCTTTTAGCATTAAATCAAAGCACGGAAGAAGGAAAGAAAAAAGCTGATGAATTAAGAAAAACGTTAAATGAAAATGAAAAACAATTAACTAAATTAGGGGATACATTTACAAATAACAAACGCGGTATTCGTAGTTACACAGAAAGTATAAAAGAGGCTATAGCTGAACACACGCCCTTTGCTGGTAGTATTATGAATGTAGCTAGTAAAATGACCTCTTTTGCTGGTGGTGGTATTGCTTTGGCTGTTGGGGCGTTAGCTACATTAGGCGAGGGGCTGAAGTTAAATGATGAGATAGCTGATAAATTCGCACGTGGTACAGCTTATTTAAACGGTATTTGGCAAAGCTTAGCTTTAAATATGGTTGGTATTTCTAGCAATATCTTTGAGGTTGCGGAAGCTTTCAGACAGGCAAAAGAAGCGGAACAAGAATTTGAATTTGTTTCAACCGGTGCAAGTATTGCTTTAGCTAAATTAGGTGCAGAAGAAGCTAAGTTACTAAATGATGTTTCAGATAATAATAAAGGTTATCTTGAAAAAATTGATTTATTAAAAGAGTATATAAAATTGCATGGTAAGGAATATGAAATTAAAAAGAAAAACCTTGAAATTGAAGCCGAAACAATAAAAGGAATTGAAAAACAATATGGATTATCGAACGGATTGATTAACAAAGTAAAAGAGGGTTTCAGGACATGGACGCCGTCACAAATGCCTTTTGGTGCGGAAATGGCAATAGCAGAACAAGAAATAAACAGTACAGAAGCTAGTAGAAAACGCTCTAGGATGACTGAAGAAGAAGCACAAAAAGCTTTACAAAAAGCTAGGTTGAAATACGCAGAAATAACAAAAATTGCTAATGAATATTTAGAAAAAAATAAATTATTTTCTATTGAAGAAAATGAACTTTTAAATAAAGTTGAAAATAAGAATTTAATTAAAGTGTTTGAAACGTTTAAAAAAGAATATGACGCTCAAACGGAATATGAAGCTAGTATAAAGAAAGCTAAAAAAAGACTAGAAGCATTGAAAAAAGAGCAAGAGGATTATAATTCTAAAGTATTGCAAGAAAATTCACAAAATAGAATATCGTTAATAAAAGATTTAAGAGAAAAAGAATTACAAGCAGAATTAAACGCGACCAAATACGCTGTAATTGAAAAACAAAAATTAAATAAAAGAAACAAAGGGAATAATCAATATAATATTAATTTAATTTATCTAAAATCTAAACAAACTCAAGCAGAAATAAATAGAAAATATGATTTTATTGAATTTGCAGAAACGCAAAAACTAGAAAAAGCTAAATTCGAAAAAACAAAACATACAGCTATTGAAATAAAAGAATTTGAGATTAAACAATTAAATGAAAACTGTAATCAAAATACAGAATTCAATACAACACAATATAAGGAGTAACTATGAGTAAACCGGGTCATATTGTAGAAGGATTTTTTA